TATTATTTCAGTACCACATCATGTTGTGGCTATTGAAGTTAAAGATAAAAATATTTATTTTGTAGATAATCACACCAAAACTCCTATATCTGCTAGTTCATCCGCTAGATTGATGCAAAAAGTATTAGGAGTCTGGAGAATCACTAAGAAAGTCACACCTAAATTCGTTAAATCTGAAATAAAAGTTGTATGCAATTCGGCTAGGCATGTGACTCTATTTAGGGATTCTATATTTGAGAATGCAGAGGACAACACCTCAACAAGACTTGGTTCATTTAGTTTCTTGGATTATGAAGAACTTAAACAAATCATTCATGAAATGAAGAGGTTGATCAAATGATTCCACAAGATAAAGAACAAAGAGTTAAAATAATTGCTTACATGATAGAAGGTATCAAATTACAACATGATGAATTAGGAGATTGGGAGAGAGAATTTACTTATTCTGTAGAAGAACAATTTGAAAGGAAAGGTGATTTGACAGTTAGACAGTGTGAGAAGCTAGAACAAATTTACAATCGATATTGTTAGGAGATGACAAATGAAAGAAAATAGAGGCTTTGCGTCGATGGATAAAGAGAAACAAAGAAAAATTGCTAGCATGGGAGGTATAGCCGCACACGAGAAAGGTACAGCACATGAATGGGATAGTGAAGAAGCAAAAGCAGCAGGAAAAAAAGGTGGAATGAAGTCAGCAACAATGCAATTTCGTAAAAAGATTGAAGAGAGTAAGTAGAAAACCGAGCAACAACTTCCTTTAAAGAGGAAAAAATGCCAAAACATATCGCACCTAGACTAGCAAGTGGAGACTCAAGAGTTGGATTTGGTCATGGTTTACCAGAAGCAATTAAGGAGGGATTAAGACGTATTGCTGAAAGAGAAAATAAGAGTATGTCTTGGGTAATGGAAGAAGTTATTATTGACTATTTTAATTTGCGTAGACCAAGATATGCGTCGAATGGTAAGAAAGAAAAAGGAAGAGATGAATAATGACTGGCGAAATTCACGAAATCGAATTTGAAATAATAGAGCCGCCAGCCGTAGACCATTTAGGCCAAATTAAATGGAGAATGAAAGGCGGCGAATATATTCTTATTAAAGATATGGAAGATAAACATCTTAGAAATGCTGCATTATTCTTAATGAATATGGGATATACAAAGTGTCTTGCTCCTGAACAGATAAGAATAATGTGGCTTAGAATATTTGCTATGGAATGGGAACGTAGACTTCTACGAAAAAAAGTTAAAGAGTTAAGAGAATGGACGGTGAATGATGACTGAAGAAGAAAGAAATGAAGTGTTAAAAGCATTAGAATTAGTACAAAATAATCCATATATAGATAGAATAGATATGAAATATTGTTCTATTTATAAAGTTGGCCCAAAACTTGTAAGAATTGATGTGAAAGTAAAACATGATTGAGAAAGCAAACATAATTCTAGATGCGAGTAAAATAGATTTATTCGAAACTTGCCCTAGAAGATATTTCTATAGATATGTAGCTAAGAGAGGTTTACCAGTAGGACAAAAAAATAAAAGTCTAGATTTAGGTGGCTTAGGCCATGAAGGATTAGCCGTTTACTATCGAATGCTAGCTAAAGGAGACCACTATAAAGAAAGAATCGAAGCCTGTACGACCAAGATTATGGAAACTGCAGCTAATCCAGAACTATCTAATTCTGACCCAGATGATGTGATTCGTTTAGTAAGAGCAATAGAAGAGTCGCAAGACCATTGGCGTGCTGAAGACGAAAATGGATTAGAGGTATTAGCCGTCGAACAGCCGTTTGCATATATACTATATGAAGATGAATATGTGCGTATTATTATATCTGGCAAAATAGACCTACTTGGTAACTACAAACCAATAGGACAAAGAACGGAATACAAGAATCTTCCATTCGACCACAAGACATATTCAAAAGATTCACAATTTTCTGTCTTGCGGAAAAGCAATCAATTCACAAATTATGCTGATGCAGTCAAATCAAATTATCTTTGTGTCAACAGGATAGGTCTACAAGACCCAGATGCAAAGAAACCTATGACTGCGGATGAAAAGTTCAAACGCCCAATTCTTTCTTACGACCCAATCTATTTTCAGGATTGGAAACATAACATAACTAAAATGATATTGAATGAATTTTTAACTTGTGTAAGCGACAATTACTGGCCTGAAAAATCTACTAGTTGTAATAAATTCAATAGATTATGTGAATATTATGATGTCTGTGACTCTTCAGGAGAGAAAAGTAAGATTTGGAAATTAGAATGTAACTATGTAAACGTCGAAGATTGGGACGTAACCAAAACATTAGCGGAGGAGAAGAAATGATAAACGAAAAAACGTTACAGATGATGGATAAATATGGTGGTTCTTTCGTGAGACATCTAGCCGTTTTGTATAGATTAGGAGATGAAGAGAATAGACAGATATTAGAAAAAGCGTTTGTACATTACTTTACTGAATATGGTGACTGGGCAGCAAGAAAAGAGTTTGATACTTCCACTAAATGAGCCGTTGTGAATCTACGAAAGTAGTAGAAGTCAACAGTAGTGCCGTTTAGTGGAATAGGCGGAGTAATTTGCGTGATGTATGTGCTGAGAAAAGCCAACTCCGAGATTACTCCGCCGTTCGTTCATTCGGAATAGATAGAAGAAATTATGACCAAGGAAAAACACGTTCATAAGTTTAAGAAGATTAAGTACAAGTCAGGAACCTCTATCTTTTTCTGTACTCTTCCTGATTGCAACGTCAAAGTCAATCCAGCATTAGCTCTCGGAAAGAGATGCATTTGCTGGAGATGTGGCGAAGAATTTATTCTAACTGAATATGCCTTGAGATTAGTTAAGCCGCATTGCGAGAATTGCCATAAACCTACTAAACAAGTAGAAACTGAGAGAAGAGAAATTTCTAAGGCTGTTAACTCTCCTTTGAATGATACTCTTTTGAAATTTAGACAAGAAAGGGAAGAATCAGAGGGAGATATCTGATGGGTGGAACAATGCCAATATGTCCTTTCTGTAAAAAAGAATGTGCATATAGCGGAGTAAAAGACCATATTCGAGATAAACATCCTGATAAATATAAGGAATGGATTAATTTTGGCCAATTACCATATTGGAGATATGATGATGAAGGAAATCTTCGGAGAAATTAATGGCGAAGATTTCAGATATAGACCTTAACGCAATTAGTTTCTTGTTTAAATCAAGTCCTGGATTTGGAAAAACTCTAGCTGCTGCCAGTTTTGCAGTAGCAGGTCCAGTTTATTTATCTTATTGGGATAAAAAATCTCCAGTGGAATTAAGTACATTTTTTACAGATAGAAGATTTGGGAGTAAAGCTAAGAAAATCAAAGATAACATTGAATATGATACTTACGGTAGTCAGTCGGCCCATCAATTCCTGAATAAGCTAATAAAAACATACAAAGAAGGTTGTCCATACTTTGCTATGATTAATGATTCTTTAACATGGATGACCGCATCAGCCGTCAATTGGTCACTTAATTTTGGTAAAGTCGATAAAACTAGAGCAGTTAAAAAAGATATTAAACCAGATTTTGATGAATATAAAGTAGAGACTAGCATAGTAAGTCAATGTATAGATATATGTAGAGAACTTCCCTGCCATGTAATTTGGACTGCCCACCCTCTATCTACAATAAGCCTTTCAGGAAGCGGTTCATCAATGAGAGTTGACAGAACTAATCCAATTGTTAGTTACGGTAGCAAAGTAGCTAGTATGATTCCGGGTTCCTTTAGTGAAATTTATCATTTTAGCCAAAAGAATGTTTGGGGTGAAAATAATAAAAAACAATATTTAGTAAATACTGAGGCAGTAGGAGATGAATTCGCTAAATCACCACTTTTAGGAGACTATATTAAGGAATTCGATATTACAGATAGGTTGTTTTATGAAGTATGGAAAGAATTATTAGATAAAAGTATGGGAATAGAACCGAAACCTCCTAGAGAACCTATCACCCTAGAATCCTTCACATCCAAACAACCCACCGAAAAACAACCAACCGACTGGAAGGTGTAGAATGGCAGAAAGAAGTTGGGTAGTAACACCAGAAGATCTCGCAAAAGGAGATTTGGTAAAACCAGGCTGGTACAATGCTGAAATCGTCAAATACGAGGACGGTGAAGCAGGAGAAGATGCCAAGAATCCAGGTAGTGCTACATCTAAATTTTATTTTAAAGCATTAAATCCTGAAACCGGTAAATACTTTGAGCCATATCGTTATTTCAGTGAAACTGCATGGGGATTTGCTAAGACATTCTTTGCTGCTATGAATTTTCCAAAAGATGGAGAAAACTACAAGGTTAGTTCTTCTTTGTTTAGACAGACTATCGGACATAAAGTTGATATCTACATCGTGCGTGGTAAGACGAATAAAGGTAACGAATTCAATGAAGTAAAGGATTTCAGACCATATAGCGGATAGCCGTCAGCTTGAGCGAAAAGTGTTCTGCTGAATATATTGAATAGGCAGAGAATCTAGCATCCTCTGCTAGAGGCTAGGACCACTTTTCGCTCAATTTTTTTGGAGATGAAATGCAGGACTTTCAGTGGATTGAGAGAGCAAAAACAACTTTTAATTTTCACAGAAGTAAATTAACATCGCATGACAAGTGGACACTGGCACATACGGCTAAAGCTTTAAGACGTTCTCAAGGTTCTATTTGTGAAGATTTATTATTAGCTCGTTGGTTAAGAACACACGAAAGACAACTAAAAGGATTTAGATATGCATATGAAGCATTAGAATATGTTAGAAAAGAACAAAGAAGACTAGAAACAGATAATGGATTTGATGACTGATGCCTCCACATCCAGATAGAGTTAGACAAAATTATTGTGAACACGAGTGGAAACGATTATTTATGTTATCATTTGTTTGTTCAAAATGTGGGAAGATAGTACAACCGCCTAATAATACAGTTATAATAGATCACATTTGTGAAGTAGACGTAGACATAGATAGAGAGCGGTGGAATGAAACTAGGAGATTTTAGAGGAGATGCCTAATTTCGTAGGAGGTGTAGGTAGTATAAATCCAGATTTAATGGTAGTCGGAGAAGCTCCAGGTCCATTAGAAAATACTAGAGAGTTACCATTTCAAGGACCAACAGGTAAAATAGTTGATGATTGTCTAGAAAAAGCTGGCTTGATAAGAAACAACTGCTGGTTAACCAATGTTAGCAAATTCCAACCTCCATTCAATAACTTCGATAAACTACATTTAATCGGCATAGATATTGATAAACAAATTGAAGAGTTGTGGGATAAAGAAATTAACAAGCTAAAGCCGAAATGTATTTTAGCCGTCGGAGATAGAGCTTTACAAGCCGTCTGCGGTGTCTCCGGCATCCTCAATTACAGAGGATCAATATTAACCGCAAAAGATGGAGTAACTAAGGTTATTCCAACAATTCATCCTGCCGCATTATTCACTCATGGTGATGATGACGACAAACGGGGCGCATTGCCCTGGGTATATTTAAAACTAATCGAAGCTGATTTTATTCGAGCGGCTGAAGAATGTCAAACTAGAGAGATAGTCCTTCCTGAAAGAACATTATCAACTATTCACAATTCACTCGACCTTCACAGATTTTTCCGTGAATACGAAAAACTCGACAAAGCGGCTGTTGACATTGAGTCTATTAATTGTGTTCCTGTGTGTGTTGGATTTGCTTTTAATAGATACCACGCTATTTCTATTCCTTTGTATCATCACATTGGTCCTCACAAGCTCACTGATATGGGAGATAATGAGCTAGATGAATGTTGGAGGATGATTGATAAACAACTCAGACGACTCAAAATTGTTGGACATAATTTCCTCTATGATGAGTACAAACTTGGACTTATCGGATATGAAACTCCGAATGTCTATTCAGACACCCTCATTAAGACTAGAGTTATATGGCCAGAACTTCCAGACAAAAGATTGTGTGTTGTATCTTCATTGTGGACAAGAGAGCCATTCTATAAAGATGACGGAAAAGAGTTCAAACTTGGTAAAGTCAGTTTCGACAAGTTTCTTGTGTACAATGCTAGAGACTGCGCTGTCGAATTTGAAGTAGATGAAGAACAAGATAAAGATTTAAAAAACCTTTCTGAAACACATAACGTTCCATTATGGGATTACTATTACAATTATCAAATGAGAAAACATAAGTTTTATTTGAAATTGCAAACGACTGGTAAAAAAATAGATTATCCCATGAAAGCTGCACTAATGAAAAAATATACAGGATTACAAGCAATAGTACATGAAAGAATAACAGAAGCCGTCGGTGATGAAATAAACGTTAAATCATATCCACAAATATACAATCTTCTTTACAACATAATGAAATTCAAGAAAAGAATAAGAAATCCTACTTCTGAGGAGAGCATTGTAGCATTACTAGGAAAATGCAAAGACAAAGTGAAATCAAAAATATTGGAGGATTTACTTGAAGAACGAAGAGTTAGAGACCAAAAATCAAGGCAAATCTCTTTTTGCCCTGATTATGATGGGAGATGTAAATCAGCTTACAATATCATTGCAACTGAAACCTGTCGAAGTTCTACAGGTATTCTTAAAAAACCTTTCAGACCTAGAAAAATTGGACTTGCTGACCATACCATCTCTGCGCATGGAAGATTAGCTAAAGACATTAAAACTATGTTTATTGCGGACGAAGGGAAAGTCATTTTACAGGCTGACTCTAGTCAAGCAGAAGCTAGAATAGTAGCCGTTTTAAGTAAAGATTGGGAACTACTCAAAGCATTTGATGAGATAGATATACATAGGCGGACGGCTGGATTGATATTTGGATACGTAAATAAGCTAGAATTATCTAAAGATTTTAAACATCCAATAATTGATTTCTTACCTAAAGATGGTCCGGAAAGATTTACAGGCAAGAAAACTAGACATGCTGGCAATTATAATATGAAGAAACATACATTTATGATTGTGTTTAATACGGATGCTCAAAAATACGATATTCCAATGTCAATTAGTGAATGGAAAGCCAATCAGATGTTGGAAATATTCCATGCAGCCAGTCCAAAACTTGAACAAGTCTTTTGGAAAGAAATTAAAGAAGCTCTTGACGCTACTAGAACTCTTATCGATCCTTTTGGTGGTGTTAGGCAATTTTATGGTCGTGCTGATGATTCTCTATATGGAGAAGGGTATGCTAATATTCCACAGAGGACTGTTGCACATTTGGTACAAGGTGCGGCATTAAAAATAGATGATGAATTAAATGGGGATACACAAGTTCTTTGGGCGGAGGAAAAACATGATGCATTGTACTTGCAAGCACCAGCAAACAATTGGGAACCATACGCTAAATTAATGAAAAAACATATGGAACGCTCAATTGATTTCAGAACATATTGCACGTTAAAAAGAGATATTGATTTAATAATTCCATGTGACATTGAGATTAGCCACACTAATTATGCAGCTTTTGAGAAAGTGAAGTTAGCTGCATGATTAGGATAACTACAGCTTTAGGATTTGAACATTTATATGAAGATAGTCCATTTGAAATGCAACTCAAGGAATTTGATAAATTTTTTAATGAAAAAGTATTATTAATAAAAGGCATACACGCTTGTAAAGAAGGTGATTTTCCACTTTCACGTGGTTTTGTATTTGATAAATATTTACAAAATTACAACAATCCAGTAGTGAAAATTGAATTTAATGTGAAATTATGAATATTTCTACTAGAGCAAGCGACTTTTCAGAACCTGAACAAGTAATGGTTCTTACAAAAGATGATTGTATGTTAATATCAGAATTTATAGAAAGAGATTATAGTTGGACTATATTACAATATGAACATCAAAATATTCTTGAAATACTACAAGGAATCAGAAAATTTGCACATGCCAGAAGTAATAATAAAATATGATGAAATTTTATTTTAATAGACATATTTTTGTTTTTTATAGAGAACATTTTTCAATAGTAACTCCATATGGAGATGTTTTCAAAATAGCATTAACAGAGAATCCAGATAATCCAATTATTGTTATACCAATGAAAAAGAAAAATATTAATGAAGATTATGAACAACATATTTTTGAAAAAGAAATAAGAAGAATTCATGAATGATCAGAAAATCGTACTTGAACTTACAGAAAATGAAACATTAGTCTTATGTAAAGCATTACTCGAACATAATCCGATAAAAGAAGATGAATTAATATCTATTACGTTATATGCTAAATTAAAACGTAGATTAGGTGAAGTATTCGGTAATTATGAGACATCGTGAACTCATCTTGGATCACAGATCTGATAAGTGAGCATCAAGATGTAGAAACCCCAGATTCGTGGATATTTTGGTCATTGGTTTCGGCTGTTAGCGCAGTAGCCGCAAATGCCTATACTCTCAGAACTCTCAAAGGTAATCTTCTTTATTATCCTAATCTCTATATTATATTAATGGGCGAATCAGGTTTAGGAAAAGGATTTCCAATTAACTTATCTAAGAGATTAGTTCAAAAAGCCGAATGTACTAGAGTAATAGCCGGAAGGAGTAGTATTCAAGCGATTATACAGGAATTATCCAGTTTTCGACAAGTACAAGGTAAACCTATAATTGCTGATAGTAGAGGACATATTATAAATGGAGAATTATCTACAGCTCTTATTAAAGATCCTATGGCGTTGAATTGTTTGACCGACTTATTTGATAGAAACTTTAACCCGGAGTGGGTAAATCTCCTGAAAGGTGACGGTGCGGAAAAACTCAAAGAGCCGTACGTTACGTGTTTATTTGGTACTTCCCCTGCCCATTTCTATGATTCAGTTCCTCAAGCTAATATCGAAGGAGGGTATATTGGACGTAATTTGGTTATCTACGAGGAAAAAAGAAGTAAGGATCTCGATTTACTCGACTCAGAGGAAGAAAGCATTGACGATGATAAATTTAACAACTATATAATTCCTAAATATATTCCACATTTACAAAGAATATCTAAAAATAAAGCTAGAATGGTTCCGGATACTAATGCAAGAATACATTATAATACATGGAGAAGAGAATGGAGAGCAACTCAAGCTAAATATAATGATAGAACAGGATTTGTTAATCGAGTCCCAGACCACACACTGAAATTGGCTATGTGTCTTGCGCTTGCTAGATATGAAAATAACACCATAATAAATGAAGCAGACGTGACGGAAGCTATAGAGAAAGTCACAGGTCTAATTTATGCTTCTAATAAAGCATCAGAAGGAGGCGGATTAGACCCACAAGCCGCACAGACCAAAAAAGTTGTAGATTTTCTCATTAATGCTCCAGAAAATCAACTTACTAGAACTGAATTATTAGTAAGAGGATACGGCAATTATGATTCATTAACTCTTGATAAAATACTTGATACTTTGATGGATATGAAATGGATAATAAGACAGAAAGTTGGAGTTGGTAAAAATATGGATTGGAATATAATGTTGTCAGGTCAACCAAAAGAAAATCTTGATGAATTTAGAAGAAAGGCCAAAAAAAGTGAGTGAGATTGTAGTGGAGAAAAACGATCAGAAGAAAGTAGAATTACCTGATGGAGAAATTGGAGATAAAACTACAGTATTTAATAATAGTAAAATACCTATTAGAGTTGCACTAGTTTTTGGAGATAGAATCATTCTACCACAATGTGAAGCTTTCTTTGAAATAAACGAAGACGGCTTTTGGAGAGAGAAGACACAAGAATGACACAATACGTTGTCGGAATTGAAAATCTCGCTAAACGAATTATTGTTAAATCTATTATTACAGTAAATGTAGGTGGACAAGATTGGTTAGTTGTTACTAGAGCTGATGGAATGATTATGGGCGTTAATCCAGATGGAAATATTTATTGGACAGCCAATAGTCCAGGTGCATGGGAAACTTGCAGGAGAGAAGATCAACTATTGTATTACAAATATGGTGTTATTTCAGTTGGTGATGGATATCTCGAATGAGTCATTTAGCCGCTCTATCTGTTGGTAGCAATGCGACCAATCCGACTAGAGACCAAATAATTAACGTAAAAGCTAATTTCTGTAACGTATTTGACTCAGAAGGAATTCCAATATTTGATGGATTTATTGACTATCTTATTATAAATGACTCTGTAAAAGCTAACGATTGGGTTGTTAAGTTGAAAGCGGCTAATACTACTCACATCACACTCGACTTATCAGGAAACTATCTTGAAAATCTTGGATGGACACCGCTTTATCCTATTCCTGGTATGGATTGGTCTAATGACCTTAGTGGTTTTTCTAATATTATTGATTGGGTTCAAAATAGAGGCTTTATACCAATAATTAAATTAGCATTTGATGGACAAGGTGCAGGACCAGGATGGAATGATCCAATAGGTTGGACATATGGTTGGCAATGGGGAATGGATAATATGGAAAGAATAGCTAATGGATTATCTAAACATATTAAAAAAGTTTTGTGGAGTACAGGGTGGGACGGCTGTTTTCCTACTTGGACTAGAAATCAGACTATTTTGATGTTACAACATATGAGAAAAATATTGGGACCAGAGGCTTGTATTGATACGGAATTTAATGGACCAGGTTCTGTTGGATATACTCATATGGGACTTGGAGCAGGAGACTGGACTCCAGAAACATTAGGTATATTAGATAATTTCTCAATTGAAGCAACATTTTCTCCTGATGTGAATGGAATACAACAGGTTGCGGCTAGATTATTAGGGAGTCAAGCTAAGAATATTGAACCACCTAATTATTATGCTGGTAAACCTCCTTCTGATGATAATTGTTTTTTGACGCAGATGATTAACTTAGGTAAAAAAATTAATATGTGCTGGTTTGAACAAAATGCTTATTTATTCATTCGTAAGTTAATTAATGAAAATCAAGCTAGAGATGCTTCTACTACAGTAGCTAATTACGGATTTACGTCTTTTGGAAATGGACAGCCGTTTTGAAAGAGAATTGAGAGGGCAGTGATGGACAAGGAACTACCAGATTCACAGCAAGACCAAGGAGAAAGAGGCTACATAGATAAGCCATTTGCATATCATAAACCTAGTTCTAACGGATTAAAGAGAATTACTAATCTTAGAATGATATTTAGTCAAGTTAAGGCAGCTATTGATTTTAATTGCCCAATGTCAAGAGAACGTTCTATTGCTACTACTGAATTGGAAACTGCCGCTATGTGGGCTATTAAAGCTGTAGTATTTAATGACAAAGATAGTGAAGTTGAGAAATAATGTTAAAATACGAAGATGCGATGCATGGAATGCAGACTGGTGTTGCATTTGAAATGGAAAAAGGTAGTTTTGATACTACTCCTAAACACCTAAGAGTTGGAATTAATTCTTGCTTAATTAATGATGCTGCTTTAGTAAGACTTTTGATAGCTAAAGGACTATTTACTGAAGAAGAATATGCGTTAGAAATAACAAAGGAAGCTAATAGAGAGCTAGAGAGATATGAAGATAGAATTAGAGACAGATACGGAGCCAACATCAAATTGAGGTGAGATGATAGACCTAAACGAAGTCGCAAAAATCCAAGAAGAATTAAGAGCTGGTATTCCACTAAACTTAATGCATGTAGGTAAAGTATTTGGACATGATTTTTGGGGTTTGTTGATTCTTTGTATGACTGATGCTAAAGTTCTAACTGCTCAACAAATAATTGATGTGATGAAAATGACTGATAAAGAATGGGAAGGATTTACTAAAAAGAAACAAAAATGAAAATAGACAAGTTTGATTTAGGAGCTACAGGTAAATTCCCTGAGGGAAAACTAAATGAACAAGATAAAGGAGAGATACGATTTGCCGTTATGGGAGATGCTAAAGGAAATGTAGTACTTTACTTTGGTAGAGATGTAACATGGATTGCTATGCCACCTGAAACAGCTTATGAATTAGCTAGACTTCTACAGCAAACGGCTGATGGAGCAATAAGAAGTGTTATCAATGAGGCAACTCGTTAGAAGAATATATAGATGGTTTAAATATTATCGTAAAGATGAATATGTTGAAATAAGAAAAGAGTGGCTTTAAGGACGAAGATTCTTTCTAAATTTCATTCTTCTACCAGTTGTAGGTTCTGGATATTCTTGAGCCATACCTGTTAATGATGCTCCACCCATAACGGCTGTTAAACCAATACTATCTGCCCATTCTGGGTCATCTTCCATTATGTTATATAAATCTTGTATGAAGATAGGAACGAATTGTTTAGAAGCTTGACCTTGTATAGTTTGCGGCTGACCATATTGACTAATATAACCACCTCCACCTGTAAACTTTTTAGCGAAAAGTATATCGTGAGCAAATGATGCAGCCGGGGATTCTTTATTCTTAAGGAATTTCCCGGCTACACTTCCCATTGTTTCTGGTAAAGTACCTGTTTTTCGTGCTTCAATTGGTCCTATATTTAAATTTACGCCAGCAGCGGCTAGAAAGCGAGCTGCTGCACCGATATATTGTTGAAATCCACCCCAAGGATCAATCACTTTCTTACCAAATCTAGCTTTTGCGAAATCTGATGATAAAATATTATTAGTGACTTTAGCTCCACCCATAGCCGCTAACGTATCAACAGCAACACCAAAAGCGGCTATTCCTAACAAACTTTTCAATCCTTCTAATCTCATTCCTTTAGGCAAGCTAGTATAAATAGTTGGGTTAGCAAGCATGTTGATTCTAGAAGATATCATTCTGGGAGACCAAAATAATAAATTCATTTCATTCGTTATTTTATTTAACGGACCAAGAGAACCTCTTCCAGTAGCATTATTAATGAAATTAGCTATAGCTTCTGTTTCTTTTGTTGGGACAACTTCTCCATCCACAATAGTATAAGGTTCATGTCCTAATTTCTTAGCTTGTAATACCATCGAATCAAACACGTCAGATCTTAATTTATTTAAAAATCCAGAATATCCTCTTTGTGAGGCTTCTACTAAATTTCTAATTCCTAATCCTTTAATTCCTCTAGGAATATCGCCAATATAACTATTAAGGAATTCTTCCTCAGAATTCATCAAAGAACCTGGTTTTGCTAAGAAAAGACCAGATTTTCTTCCAAGCATATAATTAGGACGTTCTGCAATAGCTTTCATAGCCGCATTGTAGGTGTCTTTATCTGCAAAGAATTTGAACATATCCTTAAAAGCAGGGAAAAATTCTTTACGATATGCTAATCCAATTCCATGTCGGAGGGGTGCGGCTAATGACATGGCATTCTGTAAAGATTTCATAGTATTAGCTAATTTAGATATATTCACTCCTACAGCACCAATACCACCATGCATTTGAATGACTCTATCAGCAAATCCACTTCCAAATACATCATCTAAAACAGATAGTTCACTTCTTACCGGTACTTTCTCTCCTCTTAATAATTTGAATAAAGCAGTATATCCTCTCAATTTTTCAGCTTGTGTAATTGTTTTTGAATCCATAACTGCGTTAAACAAAGAATCAGTCTCTTCTTGACTTAATTTAAAATTTGTTTGTGGAATTACTTTTTCGTACTCTCCACGCATTGCTGCGAGACTTTTTGCAGCTCCTGCCATTCCTTTTTCTTTAACACCCGCAGAAGCTCCAAAACGACGCGCTCTCTCAGCCGTGTAGATAGCTTGTTGTTCAACATTTTGTCCTTTTGATGTTTGTATTGCAGAGAACAACTTATCAACAACAGGATCAACTTTAGTTCCTGTACCTTTCCAAGCGGTTTTTAATTTTTTAAATATATTACCAATAAAACCTAATCCACCATGCATCTCTACTTCAGAATCAAATGAACCACCAATTACTTGTTCTAATTGATTACCAATATCAGCAGTTTTACTTGGATCACCTTTAATATCTACTCTGAATCTAGATGGAGAATCAGCAGCAGTATGCATTTCAGTAATATCAGCATCTATTCCTCTTTCAGATAATAATTTTTGCACATCTTTAGCAGCCATAGGAGCAGACTTATCAAATTCCATATTTAATACGCCATCACCATAATTCTGGAATGATGATAGCTGTGGATGAAAATCTTCTGCCTGTGGAGGCTTAGGAATACCAGAAGGAATATTTTCAGGAAGTCCTGTTCTTTCTTCGGGCTTTCTAACTAATTCGGCTATTTGTTCTGCTCTTCCTGTTGGTCTTAATTTACCTTCTTTTTGATCAATCATCAATTTTAAGAATGTAGCAGCTTTTCTTTCCGCAGGATCAATAGAACCTTTAGTTATATCATACACATCTTTTAAATCATCTAACTTGGCGTCTTTCATATTTTCTACGCCAAGCATTCTTTGAATACGACCCAATTTAGGAGGTTGAGTAGTAGCAGGAGTTTCAGATAATATTCCTGCTAATTCTCTAGGTTGAGCCTGACGCTCTCTCATTCTATCTAAGAAATTTTGACCTTCTTTAGATATAGTTCCAGCAGGTTCAGTAGCTTTTAATTCATCTAATTTATCTCCAACAGCAACTATAGCTCTACCAGATAATAATCCTTTATCTTTATCAGTAGCTAAATCCATAACCATATTTTTACCGTTTTGATCTTGTACTATTTTAGCAGCAGCAACAGGTTCCCCATTCTTATCTCTATAAACTACATGTTGAGCATTTAAATCGGTAACTTTCTCTCCCTCTACAGGTTCAACAGATAATCCTGGTTCACCTTTTCCTGCTTTATCTAATACTTTCTTTACATATTCTGGTCCTTCTGATGGATGTCCTGCACCTCCAAATCCTTTTAGAATTTCTTCAAATGTTCTTCCTTTTGGAGTTTCTTCTTCTTTAGCAGCAGAAGCTACAGCATATGCAGGAGGTTTCCATTCTGCTGCGGCAGGAGGTTCTTCACCTTCTATTTCTTTAACTGCTTTAGCTGGTTCAGGAGTTGTTTTAGCTATTTCAACTGGTTTAATTGGAGGTCTTTGTCTAAGAGATGGACCTTCCATTATCTTTGCTCTAGGTCTAAGAGGAGTTTCAGGTATTCCAACTGCTCTAGGATCAAATCCAGATGCTATTATATCACCTAATGCTTTAACACCAGCACCGGCTATTAATCTTCCAGTTCCACCTTCACCAGTTACTTTTTGAGCTAGATAATCAGTAGCTTGCTTTACACCAGGTATTTCTTGGAAACCTGGTCCTTGAATTTCTGGCCTAAGTCCTCTAGCTTTTATATCAGTCTCTAATTCAGGACTACTACCAGTTAGAGCAAATTGTGCTGTTGACCGAATCTTCGGATGTCTAGCAAGAAACTCTTTTGCCTTATCGACGGCTGAACTAATAGCACTTCCGAAAGTTTCAGGTTTTATATCAGCTCTAGTTGCAGGATCGTAATGAGGGTGTGCAGCTTCTTCTTCTAATTCTTTATCTGTAGTTAGTTCTTTAGCAGGTTCCTCAGGTTTAGGTGTTTCACCAAATGTAATAGGCCGTCTAGAAATAGGAGGTTTAATAGGTTCTACAGCTTTACTGAATAAACTTTTCTTTTCTTGTTCTTTATGCGGTTTAGCGTAGTCAGGAGGCGTCCATCCTTCCTCACCTCCATTAGAAGATCCGCTAGGAACAGCATAATCAGGTGGTTTCCATTCTTCTTCGTCTGTCGAGGACTCATCTATTGGATTCCTAAATGGAAATGGCATCTTATTGCCCCAAAACTTGAGCGAAAATTAATGGAGCAACAATAGAAGCATCTGATTTGATATTGAAAGATGGAGTATTCGGACCTATTTTACCCCAAGTTATTTTCTCATTACATTCAGCACCAGAATAGCCACCGTAAGACACCTCTGCATCAGTAATTTGACAGAAATATGACCACAATTTAGTGTCTTTTTTCTTCAAATCTTGTTGTAATAAAGGTACAACACAAATTGAAAAATCACCAGCAATACCACCACCGATTTGAAAGAAACCCATCTCATGTCTTTTTGATTCCTCATCATACCACATAGCTAAATCCATCATATATTCAATTCCAGACTTCATACAATGACAATCTAATTTTTCATCAAGACACATAGCCGCAAAGACATTACCCAATGTAGAATCTTCCCAACCTGGAACAACTATTTCTATATCCATCTCAGCAGCGGCTAGTAACCAAGAATTTTCTTTAGGAATTTGATAATATTTCTCTAAAACACCATCTTTTAGAATTTCAGTAAGAAATTCGTGTGGAAATTTACGTTCACTGGCATTACAAGCATTCTTCCATCTAGCAATAATTACATCTTCTACTACTCTCATAGAACTAGCAGGAATAGCCGTATCTGTAACACGATTCATTTCTTTATCAAATAAGGCTTTTTCATCTTTAGGAGTTAAATCTTTATACTTAGGCAAAGAAACATAAGAATCATGAGCAACAAGATTAAAAACGTCTTCTTCAAGATTGGCACCAGTACATGAAATACCATGAACTTTCTTTTCTCTAATCATCTGAGCGAGTGTAATACCAAGTTCACCAGTAGACATGGCACCGGCTAGTGAAAGAAACATATATCCACCTTTACTAATAAGAGCTATATATGCATCAGTAGCATCTCTCAACGTTCTAGCGTTGAAATGATGATAATTTTTACGTACGAATTCGGCTATTGGTCCCTTAGCTAAATCTTTCTGTTTAACCTTCATCTCCCTCGGCAGCACCTTCATCTCCTCCCTGATTTTGATCTTGCTCTTCTTGTTCAGGTTGATGATTAGAATTCCAATCATCTAATTTATCAGCAGGAACATCATATTCTTTACCATCTGGTCCTACAACATGATAGGTTCCATCAGAATTTCTTCTAGGAGCTGTTCCAATTCCTGATGTTTGTGGTCCTCTTTCAGTAGTAACAGTCTTTTTAGTTCCTTCTGGACTTATTTCAGTAGTAGTTCTACTTCTACCTCGCTGTTGTAATACTCTATTTTGATAATCTATTGTAGATTTCATTTTATCTTGTGCATCTTGATGTCTTTGTTCATCTCTTGCTTTAACTGCATTATGATAAGCTTCCATTGATTTTTGAGTATCCTGTAAAATTTTTATTCTATCTTGAGCATTTATATTAGCATCTTGTAATCTTTTCACATTCATTTCATGATCTGCTTGAGTTTTATTTATTTTAGCTTCTAATTCAGCTTGTTTTTGATCTCTTATTTGGTCACTCTTCTGTTGATTTAGCTTTTCTTGAGCAGTTCTAACATCAATAGCTTCTTGACCTAACTTACCTCGTTGAGCTAATGCTGCTTTTTGTTGTTCTAATTGACCTTGTCTAATACCTAATTCAGCTTTTTGAGCAGCAGTTATTTGATTAGGATCTTGAGCCATTACTACATTTTGAGCACCACCAGGACCACTAGCATCAGGCATTCTTTGTGTAGGATAACCAGTAAAAGATGTTCCTTCTTCACCAGGAGGAGAATCTAATCCATATACTCTTCTCATTCTATCTTGCTGAATAGATAAATTCGACATATATTGAGCTTTATTCTGAAAATCCCTCATTTCTCTATCTTTTATAGCATTTACAATACTAAGAGCATCGCCCGGAGTTATACTTTGAGGACCAGGCATACCATATATACCAGTACCACTAGGATTAGCAGCCAAATTCTGCATAAATGTTGCCATATTATTTACCCATATCCTCCACGACCTAAAATATATTCAGGTATTCTATTATTGATTTGCTGTTGATTTTGAGCAGCTTGATTAGCTTGCATTACTTGATTACCAAATGTAGCAGTTAGAGCAGGAGTAGTTCCATATAAACTAGTTTCGCCTTGTAAAGCTCCAGTCATAAGCTGTCTATTACCTAATTGAGCTTCTAAACCCATTTGAGCATTAAATTCACCAGCTTGAAGTGCTCTATTAGCATCTGCTTGCAGAGCAGCATTAATTTGTTGAGCAGCTAATTCAGCAGCTTGATTTTGTCCAGCTACATCAGCAGCGGCTGCACTAGCCCATGCAGGAGCAGCAGTTAATTTTCCTTTTTGAATAGCTTCAGCAATACCAGCATTAGCTGAAGTGGTAACATCTGCTATTTTATTGGCTTCATCTCTAGCCATTTGAGCTTGAGTAGCATTAAAACTAGGAGAATAGCCGCCTTGTAATGCTCTACTTCTTTCAACTTCTTGTTGGCCAGTAGCATAAATAGATCGAATTGGAGAAATATCTCTTGCTCTAATATTTTCTACGTCTGAAGCACTTAATCCACCAGTTGCGGCTAAATCTGATAAACTTCTCAACGAACCTTCTACATTAGGAGATGTTATATATGGAGTAGTAAATGCAGAAACTCCAGAAGTACCTACACCCATAGCTTTTAATGGATTTTGCTGAAAGTAATTACCTAAATCTTGATAACCTTTCATTATTCTATCATAATCACCAGCTTGTGTGGTGGCAGCAGCAGTAAATGATGCAGGATTACCAAATTGATTAAGTGGAGATGGAGGAGGAGTGGGATTACCCCAGAATCTTGGATTACCACCTATTCCACCACTACCAACTTGAACGCCACCATTAGCCATTGAAGAACTCATCTAAAGTTGTTTGTTCGTCCACATTATATCCAAACGATTTCAACTTTGATAATACGTTATTTAACCAAATAGAGTGTTGAGTGTCTGTGTATTCCATCGCAAAATCATCAAATGTCATATCAGTATTATACACATGAGATTTATCAGTTCTAATTAATTCTATTTCATCATATAAATGAGTCCAGCCGTCATCATCACTCTCAAATACTGATATTCCTTCTGTACCAGTAGTAGGATAACCTTTTAATTTCAAACTACCTGGATTATGTGCTCTATTTGGAGCAGAATTCAAAACTGGAAATCCTTCAGCAACTGAAATAGCAGATGCTAAATCAACTGTCTGTTTAGGCAACGCCAATTTCGCCTTCACCTTCGATTGATAGCGAAGTAGCCGCACTAGCACCACCAACAAGAAAATCAGCAACATCAAGTCTAAGTAATCCATACCAATCAATAAATGAATTAGCTGCAACAGATAATGCTTGTCCAATTACTTCTGTTCCTGCTGCGTTTGCTCCAGTAGCACCTAACCAAAGAGAAAACGTAACAGCACCACCTGTTTTATTTACAATTCTAATATGTTTAACAATAATATAAAGATTCCCAGAACCACCACCATTTACGCCACCTGTTGTAGTGCCAGGGTTTAAAATATTAGTTGTTAGAGTTGAACTCATTGCGACTGGTCCAAATCTAAATGCTTTGTTTGCTGCCATTTTCTCTCCCTACGAAATTGCAAACTCTACTTGCACGCGGTATTGGTCTGTATTTGCCCAAGCAAATGGGTGAGTTGCATCAACGTTTGCTCCAGTCGCATCCACTGAACCAAGAATACCAGTATTTGCAGCACCAGACCATGTTGCATTCACAGGCCAATTTGCGCCGCCAACAACATCAATTGCGAGAGCCGCACCATTACTTGATAATCCAGATGGATTTGCTATTGTTGAAATTTGCCAAAATCCACTTCCAAATGTAGTAGTACTTCCCATAATAATTGATATAACAGTAAGAAGTTGGGTACTTCTGATAAAATACGTACCTGACAATGTACCATTACCAATTGCAGGATTTGAAACTGAACCTGTCCATACTGGTGTATATGATATTGCTGAGCCTTGGTCATGAAATATAAGTCTCCATCTAGTTGTAATAGCATCGTATTGATACGTTGCTGAACCTAATGTAGCAGCTAAAGGAGTGTTCACTCCAGTAACTTTATTAATTAATCTATTAGCAGCGGCTGAACCAGCGTTCTGATGTGCGAGAAATACATTTCCAACGCCAATTGAAACAATCGTAACTATTTGTCCGTCGAATCCGGCTAAAAATCCATCTATCGTAACATCTGTCGCATTGTTCATTCTAATAAGATTAGCATTTTTAAACGAAAAATCATTTTGTGTTCCAGTTAATGTTGAAGTAAATACAGAAATAGGAATTGGAGCAATATATGTGCTTGGTATTAAATCTTCAACATTTGGGTCTTCAGATATCCAAGGACCAATTAAACCTGGTATTCCTTGTATTCCTTGTACACCAGGAATTATAAGACCATCTTCTCCATCTACTCCATCAAATGCAGGCATTATAGGAGCTGTAATAAAATTATTAACTACACCTCCACCAGAAATAATTCCAGAAGTTTGAGTAGTTAAAGTAGACAAAGCACCAATTAATTGACGAAGAACTTGATATAGAGCATTATCTTTCTGTTGTAATTGAGTATTTTGTAAAGCTGTATATAAACGAGTGGGATCAAATGCCACTTGTTAATTCCCAGGTAATGAAGAAGCAACAGGTCTAGTAAATATAATAATTTTATTTATATTAAACGTTTCATTAATATTCGCTGTAGAAATTTGTAGTTTAGCCCTTTGTTGTGTGAAATTAGCTAACCTATTTAAATCGATATCAGTTGTGGCTGGAAGAGCTAATGCCACCAAAACTTGTGATCTGACTTCATTTCGACTGAATAAAGTCATTTGAAGATTACCACTACCTGTGGCACGTAGACGAATAGCACCATAATGAAATACAGTTCCATCTCCAGTAGACCCAGCACCTTTTTTAGCCATTATACAAACGCTGTCTTAATGAACGGGTTTGGAATTGCAACATCAGTTGTTACAGGAGTGAATGTAGTAAAAGTAATAGGAACTGGTACTGTGTTATCAAATAGCATAATATCATTATCTTCAACATCTTGGTCATCAGGTGGTAAACCTTGTGTTGTCAAAAGAGTAGGATTTATAATAATATCTTCATATAAATCATCTTCTAAGTCTATAAAATTACTTACAAAAGTAGCAGAACCAAATCTAACTCCTCCAGCATTATCTCCATATAAAGTATCAGCAGTTTTGCCAGAAGTTAATACATATAATCCAGAAGCATTAGCATACAATATTTGCAATGTTCCAGCAAGAACAGAACCTGAAAATTGAACACCATTTCCAAGTAAATATATTTGTGTAAGAACTTTTCCACCTTTTACACAAAAAAGAGGATAATATTTTGGAAAATGTTTTTTTATAAAATCACAGATATTAGGGGCTTTGAAAGTTACAATATTAGGAAGTATAAGAATAAAATCAAATATAGGTATACTTACTAATAAATTTCCAGATACATCTTGATATACAACATTAATTTGTTTAGTTCCAGCTATTACTGGAGTTGGAGTATTATCTGTGATAGTAACAGTTGTTCCTGGAGCTACTGGTGTATTTGGAGTTAAAGACCATGAATATGGAAGTCCATAATTTCCAAATATCTCAAGATTTTGATAAACACCACCTTGTAAACCTAAATCGAATGCTTGAATTAATGTTAAGCTAATTTCTATAGATAATATTGCAAGTAAATCAATGGGAGATGCTGTTGCTGGTATAAATGGTTGAGAAAGAGGATGCACAAGTCCATCATTTGGACAATTTGTTACAGTAGGACCATATATTCCAAATGTTATTGTACTTTTAGCAACATCAATAGCCGCATTAGCCATTTCTAAAAATCCTAAACGATTATCACTATTAGTTATTCGTAGTGATGGAGAACTAGTAATGGTAAATCCATTAGGTAATCCAGAAAATGCTATTGGAACAAGACTACCATCAAGAAAAAAACAATTTCCATATAAAATATAATTAGTAATAAAATCACCTGTAGCAAATGCTATAAAATAATCAGGAAAATCAGATGGAGGTGCAGGCTGAAATGTAGGAGAATCAGTTTGACTAAATACTTTGAATCTTGCAACGTAAGTTCCCATTATGGTAAATCTGCTCCTATAATAACGTTGCTGATATCCTGAATTGCTACAGTATTAACTCCCATAGGAAATGACCAAGGTGCCCATTTAATACTTCTTACACCCAATCCATTAGCATAATCTCCTAGAAGCATTAATCTATTTGGTAATACACAATAAATTTTTCTAGTAACAGGTGAATTAACCATTTGAATATGTCCAAATTGATTATGGTCTAATTTGTTCCAATAATCATCTATTTTCCAAGCTAAATCTTGTTCAGGAGGAGGATATCTTCCATTAAATTGACTAATTCCTCGATAAGTAGCAATTAACAAATAATCAACAGATATACCACTTGAATCTAAAACAGCAGCAATTCCATGAACACTAGTTCCTAAAGCATTATCTACGACAACTTCTGCCCAAGTAGAAGGTTCTCCACCATTATCATTATAGGATACACTTTTAGATCTCTTAAACATATACAAAACATCTCTCATTTCTTGAGCATTTGTAATAGGATTACCATCTAGAGGCACTACTATAAGACCTGTAATTTGGTTGAATGCTTCCGGCTGACCAACTTGACTTACATAAGCTAATGAAATATCAGTAAAAGTATCTGCGACAACTAATCTATTATGATATAAAGCTACGACTGCTCCAGCCGGAATTGACGTAAGATTATTTAATAATGCTGAAGCATCTGATAATAAATCTGCATCGAAAAATGAAATATTATTCAAAAATGTATCTGTATTATTAGTAATGATAGCATTTGGAACAAAGAAAAATTGATATCCTGACGTATTTCCGTTGTAATTTGGAATTACTTTAGTAGCAACAAGTAATCTTTTAACTACGTTAGGATCTCCACTAGTAGGAATACTTCCAAAACTTACAGATTGAGCTGAATTTGTCACAAATGAAGTTAAAATGGTTGGTGGAGAATTATAACCTGAAACAGTTTGTGACACAAAACCAAAAACATGAGTACCTGGATCTGTATGACCTGGAGCACCATTAGCAATAGTCATAGTGCCAGACATTCCAGCACCAGCCGCTTTTCTAGCAGGAGTTCCATCACCCGCATAAACATATAAAAATTGATTTTGTAATCCTTTTTGAAAAGTTAAATCACCGTTAACATAATCACTGAATGGACTAATATATGCTCTACCTGCATATGAAGTAAATGCAAAGTCTGTCATTCCAACAATGGTTAATAGAGGACCATAAACGAGACCACCATTAACCATATGATATATGCTACCGGCTCCTGTACCTGTATCATAAGCTAAAATAATCAAAGTATTAGCATTTTGAGTAGGATAATTATAAATTCTTTTAATATTATCAACTGGAGCAGATGCTGTTTGGCTAATTCCAATACCTGGTCTAGTTAGAAAACTTGAATCACCTAGATAATCTACATTATTACAATCAGAAAAATGGTCTAGAGGAACAGTATCTGGATCTCCACGCGACCACAATCCATTGAATCTATCTATTATTACTGGACCATGATCTCTAGTTGGCATTAGTAATTAATACCTCTATGTTTGAATGAATGTCTAAATGGTCTACGTCTAACAAGAATAGATTGCATACCTTTAAGTGGTATCCCTAATGCACGATAAAGAGCTTGACCTGCTTCAGAATCTAATGCTTGTGCTCTTGTTGGATTCTCAGCAACAAATAGAGCACACAATGCAGTTGTTTCAAATTCTAAATATGTTTGAATATTAGTGAAGTTTAAATTGACTTCTTGAGTAGCAGTAGTGATTGGTAAAAATAAACTACTAGTATAATCTATTTTCAAATCTATGTCAGCATCTGCAGCTATTAAAATAATATGGTCATTTTCCCAAGCCCAGATTAAAAAAACAGAAGTTTGAGTTAAATTCTCTAAATAATGTGGAATAAAATCTTTTTTATCCATTGGAGTCCACTGGAATAATCCAGCCGTTGACTCCCAAATTTGTTGTATCTCTACTAAATCTCCAGGAAGTCTTGGAATAGTGTCAAATCCTAACTTAACAATTCCAGGAGTAGTAGCAGATGCAGCAGGTGCAGATTTGATAGTAATAGGAGATGCTGTAGTTTTGTTAGTTACCGGAAGCCCGTTTAACTCGTATATTTCCTGTAAAATACGTTGTGCCATATTAAAAAATGGTAAAATCACAGTATTAGTATATTGAGTTTGAGCAGAATCATTCATCAATATTGCAACATTCGCAAACATATCTATAGGTTTAGGCATATTAACTCCAAATTATTCTTACACCAGCAATAGCAGCAGCCGCATTGAGTACTAAACTCACAAATGTAGAATCTAATGCAATAACGGTTGGATCTGTTTTATGTAAAGGAATGCCACTATCAGCATTAACTCCCTTCAAAGTTATAAGAACAGTATTGCCAGCAGGTGGAAATATAGTTAGAGCTGTAGTAACAACTCCAGTAACAGAAGGTGGAGTTAAAGTATTGTTACCAGAAGCTAATGTAATTAAATCTGACTGCCCTGGTGATACTAAATTATCTAATGCAGACTGTGGAAGATTCTGGTTAATATCCCCACTAAATTGGAGTTGTACGCTTCTTATTGCTGTTGTACTCATTATACAGCAAATTTAAGATCTTTCGCTAAAGGATTATCTTGGTCAATAGCTTTGCAAACTGGACAAACCGGATAAGAAGGTTGTTTCAATGAACCACAAGCCTTGCATCTAACTTGTTCAATCATTTGAATATCTTTTAGCCACGGTTTATCTTTTAGATTCAAACTATTAGCCGCAAGCCTCGCTTCATCACTGATAGTAAGAGGATTTCCATTAGTTCTTGACCACAACACATCGGCAATTAATACGAGAATTTCATACCATTTCATCTGTTTTTTATTAGCTTCATCAAGAGCTTTTTTCCATTCAGTTAAAATTTCTTTTTGAGTTCTAGCACCCATCACAAAAAATAAACCTGGCATTGCATCAGCCATATTACAACCAAGCATACCATTGCAATAATCTTTAACTACCGAATCAGCAACTTGAATTGAAGAAACAGGAACTTCAATCACAGGTTTCTCTATATCATAATCATTCCACCATGAAGAACTACCTACAATAAGCAAACCTGGATCTTCAAGAGATCCATATGGAATAACAAATTTGCCTGGTTCAATAGTTGGTTTAGTTTCGATAATTTCTTTTGGAAAAATAGAAACAATAGTACATTTATCCATAGGATTTTTCTGCATTCTAATAAATCTACGTTTAGTATTAGCATTTTGAAGGAATTGTAATCCTGTGTCATTGCCTACAGGATTTGGGTCTGGAAAATCTCTCATTAATTCACCTTCTTGAATTCTGGTCCAGTATATCCAACTCCACTGTGATAAGCCAGAGCATCCCCTACGTCAGTCTCATTACCAAATAATTCATCTTGTGTTTTTTGAACTTCCGCTAAATACGTCTCTTTACTCATCGTATCTTTATATTTAGCATAGTATTTTTTAGCACCTATATTCAAAACAACATTTTCAATAATAAACTCACAACCAGCATACCAAGGAGGAAGATAATTACCTTGTTTATCTTGGAAAGTCCAGACAATTTCGTGAACAACTTTTTCAACAAGATCTGTCTCTCCTATAACTGGTTGAAGTCGTTCAAGAACGTATCTATGTCTAATATATTGTTTATATTTAGGCATCAATCTTATTTCTGGATACATTAATTCTTCACCTTTATCATTATGTGTTACTTTTCTTTTTTCATATTGGTCGTCACTCCAAACAACCCTCCAATTAGGTCTACCATCATCTATGCTTCTACCATAATTATTTATCAATTTTTGATTGATGTCCTCAATCGGCTCTCTCAGTTCCATGTTTTCCTCTTTTCTTAAAGAAGAGTTTGACGTGTTTTTAGTGGATGCGTCACCCCACCTCTTATATCAGAGAACAAACGTGATTACCAGTGTAGACAGCGCCACAAATACAACACGTTCTTATGTGACATCACCTCCAATTAAAATCCGTGCAACTCAGTCTCAACTACTGTATTTGTACCTGAGAACGCAGCACCACCGTTAACAGATACTCCAATAATTGAATTAGCAACAGTAGAGTCAAATCCTGCTGAAACCGCTGTAATTTGGCCAGAACCAGATGCACCAGTAGAAATTAAACCAGTAGCAGCTAATGCGTGAGCACAATAACAAGTTCCAGCCATTACAGCAGCAGCCGGAGAACCAACTGCTCTAAAGTGAGCAAATACTTCAAATGTTCCTGTATCTACAGCAGCAGTTCCAGCACCGAATGCAAATGTAAGAATAGCAGCGTCAGCAATACTTCCATTAATTCCAATTCTTAATGTGACAGTAAATGCCGCAGTGCCAGCGGCTGTTTTGACCATATCAAATGTACATAGAAAACGAGTACCAAGAATAAATCCACCAGATGGTCCTGTAATATTTGAACCAGCCAAATAAGTATCAGCAGCATATGCAGCAGAAACAGTAGCAGTACTAATATTAGATTTTAATGTAGAAATTACAGGAGCATTAATTACTGGATTAGTAATTGTAACAGAACCACCTAATGTATACGTTCCAGTAACAGTTCCTGAAATAACAGGAGATGCTAATACAGCACCAGATGCGCCACCAATTCTAGTCCATGTAGGAGATGCTAATGTATTTGTGTTAACATAAATATTAGCGTTAGTAGTATCAATTAGAATAGCACCAGGTCCAGATTGACCAGCATATGTTCCTGAAACACCATTTACAGGAGCACCAGCATTATCAACAACTAAAGCAAAATTATTAGCTAGATGTCTAAGAGTCGCCCAAATATTGAGCGGAGTCCAACTTGCTGCTGATGGATCTTGAGTAACTACAGCCATTTTTTCTCCAGTGCTTTATGCACCATCCTGCCTTGGACAGAGAAAAAGGAGATGGTAGAGATGAACCGCTCCACTGAGAGTTATTCTCACAGCTAAGCCCAGTTAGCTGCTCTACCATCTCCAACTTAATTAACTTAATTTAATCGTACCACACCAATACAATTGAGTAACAGGATCATATATACATACTACAGGAACATTTTGTGCAGCAGTTACAGTTGCTTTTGGCTGTCCTACACCAGTTCCACCAGTCAATCCACCAGGAGCACCATTCGTAAAAATCAAAACTATCATATGGACACCGGCTACAGGTGGATTAATAGTTGCAACAGCAGTTGTTCCTGTTAAAAAAGTGACAAATCCAGTAGGAGAAATAGTGGCAGCAGCAGCAATAGTATTAGGTACTGGAGATAATCCACTTTGTACTGTAGAAAGTTGCTCAAACAGTGCGTCGATAATTGACATTATATATCTCCTTAATATCCTGCAGGAACTGCAAGGTTATCAATGTATGCAACAGCGGCTGGATTCATCAAGAACGTCTGGAATCCAACTACCATATAAAAAATATCAGCCGTAGCTACACCGCCGCTTGGTCCACGTAATTCAAAGATTCTACGACCATCAGATGTATAAAATCCAATGGGAAGAATCTCTGCACGTCCCCAAACGGAACTAACAACAAAATCGATACGTTTCTTAGACCAGTTAAAGTGTGGACGAATAGGAGCACCAGCAAGCTGCATATTATCGCCAAAATAAAGATTAAGAGCTTCATCTTTAGGTGCTTTATGGATAATAGAAATTAACTGTCCAATTTCTTCATATGCCTGTGCTTGACATGGATGCGTCCAAGCAACAGGATCAAAATTATTATCAATACCAACACGATTACCAATTTTATTTATCGCTAATCTAGGTAATGGTAATGAAAGAGCAGATGCGTTGCCATTTACTCTATTAGCACGTACTTCAGGAGTAGTTGCACGGTCATATCCTAACCATACACCAGTTGAAGCATTAGAGTGATGATATGGAACACCATACAATCCAGGCAAACCAGTTGGATTAGTAATACCATCAACAATTAATACATCAGTGCCTGTAGCACCAGTAATAGAAGTAACAGAAATTTGTTTATTTTCGACATCCCATAATGTAATAGGTTGCTTGCCACGGAATGTAGCTAATGTAGTATCATATACTTGAACAACTTGATCGAATCGAACTAAACGGGCACCAAATTCAGTATCTAATGTATATGTATCAACACCACCAGAAACAGATACAGAAGAAATAGTTCCAACTTGACCAGTTCCAGTTCCTTGCATCTGGGCATCAAGTTGTCTCTTAATTTCTACTGTAGCTCCAGCAGTTAGCCGTCTAACAGCATTAATAACCGATTTACGTCTGTCATCAGTAGACCACTGAGTTAATTTAGTATATTCAATATTTTCTGAGACAAAGACTGGTCTAACAACGGCTTTATCCCAAGTTGGACCGCCGCCACGTCCCAAATCTCCACCATCAGGATTAAAATATTGAAATCTTCCGCCAGGACGTAATTCTTGAGGTACTCTCATTTCACGATAACTAACTACTTCGACATCACGTTTCTTAATATTAGCAAAGAAAGTGTCGTCTGACTCAAAAACAGTAGTGACCTTCGGCAGAACTCTTTCAAGCTCTGTTCCAGCGACTACTGATTCAACTACTGTTCCGGCCATTTATTCTCCTTGTTAATCTCTCATAAAAAATTCAGATACAGATTCACCTTTTTGCCTCTGATTTTTATTTGTTTTATTTGGCCGAGGCGGAGTGCCAGAAATTCTTCGAGGAGGAGTTCGAACATTTTCTTCCTCTTCAGTTTCATCCATTTCTTTCTCGTTTCGAGAGGGTCTTGTGTCTTTTAGAGCTTCAGCTCTAGCTTTCAATATGGCCGATTTTAAATTTCTCTTGGCCTTAGAGAGATAGTACGACTGAATTTGACTCAATGAATCTTTGGAGAAATTATCGTCGAATGCGACTCTCCAAAGCTTCTCAAGAGTTTTAACAACTGATTCATCAGCAGCGATAGAGTGACGAAGATGAGTTAGAGCATCATTAATAGCATTTTTCTTAACATAAGAGGACATATTACCACGAGGATCGATATAACTATCGATAGTTACTTTCAGTGTATTATCGACTCTAGTTTGTAAATCATCACGACTCCGTTCAAAATCTCTTCGAACATAACTCAGTCTTTCGGCTTCTACCTCAGACTTCTTATCTTCTTTGGAACGATCAACTCTATTCTTTGGAGCCGTGAAATCAGAATTTCCAAATACATATTGATTAACTAACAAAGCAGCCGTTTTCATATCTTCATTTTTAGTTTTTTCTCCTTCTTGCCACATTTCCATAATAAGTCTTTTATTAAGATTACCAACTACATGGAAATAAGCTTTTTCATCAACTTTAGCTAAAGTAGGAAGATAATCATCTACGATAATATCAAAAGCTCTTTCGTCCGTATCTTTAATTTCCTGAAGCATACTTGCAGTATTACCTTCTAATAATTCTCTTTCTAAACTATCAAAAGATTCAGCTCGTTCGGCTAATTCTTTAGCATCATCGAAAGAACCAAATAATTCGTTGTATTGTCTATCTCGATAAAGCATTTTCTCAAGAAATGGAAACGTTTTAAATATATCAGGATATTTAGCAAGTATTTCTCTTTTCTTAGGAGGTGCACCAACTTCTATATCTTCATCTTCAGTTAAATTTAATTTTTCAACTTCTTCCTCAGGTTCTTTTAATTCAAGTTCATCTTCTTCTGGTTCAGTTATTTCTTCTTCATCTTCATCAGGTTCTTTAGTTTTAGGAAGTTCTTTATTTTTAGGTTCAGGAACTACTTCATCAGGAGCATTAAAAATATCAAGAACATCATCAGGAGTAGGACTCTTACTAGGAGTTAATTTATCTCCAGCATTACTAAGCGTTGGGGGCATTCATGGCTCCATTTGGTTTTTTAGGTGGTGCTCCTGCTCTTTTAGGAGCTTTAGCCTCACCTAAAGGTGATTTTCTGACATCCTTAGAGGTTGCCAGAGTTAATTGATCATCATGCATTCTTTGTGCAGCAATACCTTTCTGTAATTCAGCTAGGTGAGCTTTCATATGCAATAATACATTTTTATATCCTTGTGGATTTTCTCTCTTAGCCATTCTACCAGCAAGACTAATTAACCAAGATTTACAAATAGCAGCTTCTACAGAATGATTATCTACGTCAACATCAATCTCCACAGAAGAATTCTCTTGTGGAGGTGGAACTTGTTGGCCGCTTTGTGCTGCTGCCTTAAATGCTGCAACGGCATTAGGATCAGGAGGAGTTGGTTGAGAATTAATAAGTTCAGTGATTTCTTCATATTGTTTCTCTCTATCATCCTGTCCAGGTAACTTGAATTGTGGAATCTTAGTAATCTTACTAATATATGGTAAATTATCTGGATCAAGTAGAGCTTGTGTAATTTCTTGTTGATTCAAATTAAATAATTGCATAATCATATCTGCCTGTTGTTCATCCGTAACAGGCATTCTGTCATCAGGTTCTAATTCAATATCTCCAATCTTTCCACCCATTTCAGCTTTCCTAATAAACACATTAATGAAATTACCTTGATCGTCTTTTTTAACAACTCGTTCATCTTCAACCATACATTTCATATACATTGGAATAGCTTTTGCAAAAATCTTTTTCCACCATACAGTCATCATTCTCCAAGGAGTTTGTAATCTCTGTAAAGCCATACCTTTAGAAGTTGTATATTCAGCAGCCGTTCGACTACTACCAGCAGGTAATTGACCACCAAATATCGAAGGCAAAGCACCTGATACGAATTGACCTAATTCTTGTAAAATCTTATAAAATTGTATTACTTCTGGAGCTAATCTTGCTAATTGAATACTATAGAACGAATCGGCTAGACCTCTTGAACCAGGAACAGGTTTAGTTGGAGTTAAAGTTCCTGGTGTAGCCTCAATTTGTTTTTGTGCAGCAAAATTAACAACTTGAGGATCGGCAAATGTCTGAGCAATTCCATGCTCAATTGTTTGAACTGTCAAAGAAACAAGATCATTTGTTAAATCTTGAATATTAGTTAGTAATTCTCCAAGAGGGTCACTGGTAGTAAAATCTGACATTGGATTACAAGTTAATGTCCAATGATCATCTAAAGCTTCATTACAATACTCAGCACAAATAGTATTTGCAAGAACTACCTTAGCTCCATCTGGAAATCTCTTTTTTAGTTTTTTACAGTCTTCATCAGGTAATACGTTGAATGCGGCTGGACGTAACCAGTAATTATTAACTGTTACTTGTTCATCAGGAAATTCTCCACGATATTGAGTATTTAATCTTCCATACTGTTCATATGGATCATTGACACCAATATTAGCCCATCCACCCTGAGGTAATGTTTCTCGTAGTTTTTTATACATTTCAAGTATGTTAGAATAATGAGTTTCATAGCCGTATCGTAGATAAGGAGTATCACTCTGTTTCTTAGCATAGTTAGCAATTTTAATATATAATCCGCCGTAGACTTCTAGACAAATTCTAGATTTTGGTTTCTTCGTTGTTCCAACAAAACGAGGAATGATGAGTTTAGTTTTTTGGAGTTCAGGATCGAGTTGTATCCCGCACTCCAAACAAATTGGGCCTTTCTCTTTTATTTCATTATGAATATCAACATCATCTTCACCTGGATCATATTCATCCATTTCATCTGCGCTAAATTCTTCATCAGGAACTCTAGCACCGCAATGAGGACAGGCATATCCTTGTATTTCTTCATCTTGAAATTTAGGTTCTTCATAAGTTCCATATTCTTCATTTTCATGTTTATATGTATAACAAGCAATTGGACTTTCTGTACAATAGATATAAAGAGCATGTAACCACAAAAGTATTACATCATTATGTTTATAGATTAAATCGGCTATTTCATCACCGGCTGCGGCTGTTTGTTGGTCTAATGGATTATCAGCATCATCAGGAACGCAATCAATAGCTGGAATTTGTATTGATAAAGCAGCAATAATAGTTTCAAGAAAAGCTCTAAATACGTTTACTGGCTTATCATAATAATCTTGATCTTGGTCGGTTACGTTAATATCTCTATTCCAAATTTTATAGTCATGAGCCGATTCTGACCAATAAATTTGTGAGAAATTATTCCAGTAAAGTTTTAGTCTTCTAAAATGTCTAATTTGTCTCTCACGAGTCATTCTATCTTCTAGCTCAAAATGGTCAGCTACAGTTTTAAGTAAAATAGCATACTCATCATCTGCGTCAGGATAAACTACTTTATTTTTGTCGTGCAATTACTTCCTCTTTTTCTTTTTAGCATACTCCATCATTTCATCTTCACCTTCTTCACTCATTCCTATTCCACCATCATGATGACTATGATGTGATTGATATTCTTTTTTACCTCCTTTAGCAGCTCTTTTCTCACTCATCATAATAGCAATAGCTTGTTTACGACTCTTAACTAATTTACCGTGTTTACTTCCAGAATGAAGCATACCATGCTTAAATTTATGCATCACTTCTTCAGCAGGCATTAGCTAAACAACTTCTTTCTAAATGGAGTTCTCTTCTTGTTCATATCATGAGTTACAGAAAAATGTTTTGTACTACCACCCATCATTCTATCAAATTCTTCAACACTAGGCCCAATCATATGAGGCATTCTGGGCATACGTGATCCTGATTTACTTCCTCGAAATTTTCGTCCAATAGAAAAGCTCATACCATGTCTACCAAATTTATTTCCAAATAATCTTTTTTCGGTCATTTCTTGTTTACTATGTTTAACTTTACCATTTTTTAAAAACCCAGTTCTTTCATGTCTTGGCAAATCAAACTTATCGCTAGCCGTTAACGACGAAGATGACCAGAAAGACATAATTATGAAATAACCATACTATGCTGCGGGACGGCTTGTCCTCCAACAGCAGTGTATGTAAAAGTTGCCACAGCATATAAACTAAAATAAAAAGAACCTTGCACGTTATCTACAACATTAATCATTCCTTTAGCGTAATCTAAGCCTACAAATAAAACTTGATTGTATACCTTAGCTATACTATTGCCATTAATATCTTTCGTAGTGATATTAACGATTCCTGCCATCCGTGGAGAAAGTGCCATTTTTAAGCAAAAGTGATTGTAGTAACACCACTAGCAATAGTCCATGTAACAGTAGCAGCAGCATCGTATGCACAAATAAGAGTTCCACCTGCACCTGATCTGATAATTTTTAACAAGTTACGAAGAAAATCTACTTGAACTTCATTAACATCAGTAAATTTCAATGAAGAAAGAGCTTGTCCCGGTCCTGTTGGATAGGACGTAGTCACTGTTGCTGGAGCAGCATTCGCCATTAGCTTACCTCTTCTGGTTGTTCTTCGACGCCAAGTTCTTTTTCTAAAGTTTCTATTTCTTTAGCCGTTTGCTGACTATCTGGTTCTTTAACAAATCTTTTTTCACCTAATATCTTAGCATTTGCTCTTTCTAAAGCTTCTAATGCAGCTCTTCTACGAGTAAATGTAGTAGCACCCATTGGTATTTGCGTAAGCATTTGTGGAGGTTGTTCTACAATAGGAGGTTTAGGATGAACAATTTCTACTAATGTATTTATTAGTTGTTGCTTTTCGGCTCGTTCAAATTCAAGTTGCTGTTTTAGTGTCTCACAGCTTTTGCATTGTTCAAAATCTTTAATGCCGAAAAAACGAAGAAAAAGTCGAATCAATGAATTCTCCTTCGAGCGAATCTAGAATGTCTAGAAAGAGGAATGCATTCCCCAAGCGAAGCTTGATCTTCACGTTCAATACGTTCCATCTGCCTATAATAAGCAGTCATATCATTATCTGTTCTTAATCTATCTGTAATAGCCTGAATCTTTTCAATTTGAGATAGATTACCAATCTCCCCTAATGTAAACTTCCTAGCCGCTTTGCAGAAATATCTGAGACAATCAATCGGATCATCACCTTCAAATTCGGCTATATCTTCAATTTTCTTGTCATCATAAATGCACATTGGAATGGTATCTGTTAGAATTTTACAAGTATCAAATATTTGAAGTATTGGAATATTCTTTTCTTCAGGTTCGTCGTAGAATTGCTTTCTATACTCCTCAGCGGCTTCCGATCCCATTCTTCTATATATTTCTTGAGCTTTAACCATGTCATAATATAATTCTTTACTTTGAATAATAGTTTTCTTTTCCCATCTAAGAAATTCATGTATTAATTGAAGGCCGGCAATTCTAGAACCGGGTGTGTTCTCTGAACTACTTGCTGCAAGATCCGAATATTTCTGAAACTCACTAACAATAGTTTCACCACCTCTATTCTGCCATGCAGAAGCGCATAATACAACATACGCTGGTAATTCACTGAACTCGCTATGAATGCTTCTGATTTCGGAAGCCCAATATGGGATATCTCTGCCATGCCAAGCCCGCTCTCTGTAAATATAAACTCTACGATCTGGTGCAACAGCGCCCCACATTGCATAACACATTGCTCGCTTGCCCCAGTCAATAGACAATATTCTTGGCCACCAGCTCGGTATGTCAAATCGTGGAATAACATGCAATGCATAATCCGGCTCACCATTGAATCGCATTGGTCTAAATGTTGTAAATACGCTTCCTTTGAATGCATGCCAATCTCCATATCTTTTTGCCTTATATTCTGCCTCAGAGACTTCTTTTAAGATTTCAAGTTTCTTAACATATAATGGATCATACTCCATTCCATATGGATTGTCTTCTGCCTTGGCAGGAATAAAGATTCTAAGCAATCCGGTTGATACATCTCGTATAATTTTTCTGCCATCTTCACACGGTCTGACAAATCTATCATATACAAATGTTTGACCAATTCCGCCAGGATTGCTTCCATTGCGAACAATGGCGATGTTGAAACTTGACGAAGGACGAATACGAGAACCAACCATATAATGATATGGATAACTTGAGAAATGTGTTAATTCATCGAAAGCGCAGTAATTATATTGGGATGAGTCGTACATGGATATATCTGAGTCATGTTGTACGTGTCCAAAATCCTGATAAGAATTAAATTCAGGCCATTCCCATGTATGTTTCTGATCATTATATTTCGCTCCGGTTTTAGGGTAATACTCTCTCGACAAGCGTATAATTTCTCTTTCGAGGTCTGGGAATTTTCTCCTGAAAATAATTCCTTTGTATCCTCTAAATTTGTAGAATCCTCGAAATAAAGGTAATAGTGTGAGAATCCAGGATTTACCGCCATACGCCGCCCCTCCATACAATGCTTCAAATATCGCATCTGGTAATTTAATAAGTTCTTCTTGTACATCATGAGGCTTTATGTTTTTCTCACGGATAAAGTCATCATATAAGCCGTTTCCTGGATCTTCGGAAACAATTCCATTAGTTAATGAGATGGGCATACTGTTACGTGCAACAAATCTCCGTTAGTAAATAATAATATTACGGCTTGACCTTGAGTGTTGTTGGGGCAAGCGGTGTTTTTGAAAAAGGGCTTCGAGCACTCTCAGCACTCTCCAGTGTTCCTGCTAAAGATGTTAATGTTCCCTCTAATGCACCATATACTTTAGCAAATAAAGGACCAGTACCAGGATCTGTCCAAATACATACTTGTCCAACATTATTAATATCATCCCATAGAATCGTATGAACAGCTTGTGTAGCAGGCGGGACTTGATTACAAACGGTTGCTGTAGATAGGAAATTATATGGGGGAGTAACGGGAGAAACTGCACCAGCTAAATATTGTCTAAAATTATATGATGTTATTCCTTGTGCTCTTACCACGTTCGAGCACAAAATAAAAAACGAGACGAAGACGAGTTTTTTCATTAGAAACTTTTTGCTCCTGTGTACTGAACTGTCACACTTCCGCCAACAATATTTGCAGAAATTCTAGCTCTAATAAAATTAATAAGCCCTGTATATTGAACTAACAAATCAGTAGATGCTAAAACAGTAATAGGTGCGGCTAATTGTGCCCAAGTTCCTCCATCTGTAGGGTCATTAGACGTTTCTACTACAACAGTACCAGATGCTACTCCACCTCCACCTTGTACTTCAATATTATGATTTCTAAAAGAAGATGGAACAGCTAAAGTAAATCCATTACCAGACGTAGCTTGAAATTGTAAATTAAATGGAACTCCGCTCATTGCAGCTTGTTGCACAGCCATTATTTAATTGCTCCAAGAATGACAGGTAGCAAATCTTCTAGAAGTTTAACTAATTCATCAATCAATGTAGGATCAAGCTTAGTTTTAGCAAGTAATTCTTGTAGCCACTTTCCGGCTAGTTGAGGATTCTTAAGAAGCTCATTCTTGACAAATTCAAGAAGAAGTTGTTCGATTTTGTTCATCTTCTCCTCTTTCTTTTCTTTTTTCTTCCAGAATTTCCAATTCAAGGTTTCCTCAGAATCTCAACGGCTATTGATACTATCCATCCTATAACTGCTAAAGTACTAGTAAATATAACAAATCTAATTTGTCTTTCATTCTTTTCTATTGCTTCTCTAGAAACGGCATTCATTTCTAAGTTTAAAACTTTCTCTTGAATCTCTGAAACTGATGCAGATACTTCTATAATTCTAGATGCTTTTCTATCTAATTCATCTACTCTAGTTCTATGCATCTCTAAATTTTTATCTACTCTATCTCGTAACGAATGAACTTCTTGTTTAATATCTAGAAATAATTCTTTAACAGTGAATACCACACCTTCAAATTCATCCATTTTGTCGTTTTTCAAGGGGGTGTGGCATCAATTATTTCGTAATCTTCAATCTTACTTTGTGTGGGTGTATAGAAATGGTAATGAACTTCCCGTCCTTGTCCATTCTTACTCGCCTCAGCTCTCTCTTTGCGAATACCTTCAACAACTCTAGATGCAGTGGCTACAACAGCCGAAAGCTTATCAGCTTTAATATCATCTACCTTTGCCGAAAGGATATCAAGAGACTTAGTAAGAAGATCAAGAGACTTATTATGAACAGAAGCAAGCTTAATTTGAGACTCATGATTTTCTATGAGATTGTCTAAAGTAGCAACTTTAGATAAATCATCCTTATGTGGCGGTGTTTCTGTCTTTTGTGTATTCTGCTCATTTTCATTCTTAGATGAATGCGGCTTTCCTATTCCGAATAAACTCATAGCAGCGCTCACTCTGTTCGCACCATTATTTTCATTTAATTTATTAATTAGATTGAAAGGAGAATTCAATCTTTTATTTACTTCTAAATCACTCAATAACATACACCTCTCCCTCGCTTGCTAGCTTACCACGGTCGCTGCCGGCTGTCAATAGGGTTTTTCTTAACATTTTCGTGAATTTGAGCATTTCGGTTCCTGAAAAATTCAGACAAAATAGGTTTCTGTTATTTTTTATTTTTTTATTGAAAGTTTTAATAATTTGTGAGAATTTTTATTTTTTGTTTTGAATGAGAATTTTAATAATAAATAATTAATAATAAATAATTAGTGAGAGTGGATGCTTCCGCACAGTTCCGACGCAAAAACAAATCTACTAATGGTGGGGTGTAGGGTATGGCTCACTAGGTATTGTGGTTGACTTAACAAAGGAAAAATGTTAAGCTTTTTACGAGGTAAACAAATATGACTGAGAGAACTTACGAATGTGAAATCTGCCAGTCTATCAATTCCGCTGCCAAGCTGCAATGCTCTACTTGCGGCACAATTCCTGCGCGCTATTCGGTCATTGGCAGGCCGGCAAAAATTGTGGACAGCCCATTAGACTCGTTTATTCCCGTTGTGAATGCTTACGGCTGTCAGCGCGCTACAATGCGTCGCACAATCAAACGAGCACCTGTCTCACTTTCTTTTGCTCGCTACGCTGAAATTTACGGTGCCGACGAAAATTGATACCTGGAAAAAATTCGTGCCAAACAAAAAAATACAGCCGTCTGAGATATACTCTCACGACGGCTGTATTCTTTACCGCGACGAACTACGCCGACGGCTCAGCAGGAACAGCAGCAGGAACAGCAGCAGGAACAGCAGCTTTCGCAGCTTCCTGCGCTGCAACAATGCCGGGTCGAATGAGATTGACCGCCATCTCAATCGACACGTTTCCGAATGTGCTGTAATTTCTAACAGCCAAACGGAACCCTTTCTGAACCTCTTCAGGCCACGATGCATCGACGTATTCAGAAACCGGGTCAGATGCAGCTTTGTAAGCTTGCTCATTAAATCCGGTAATGAGCAACGAAACGACTTGCGCTTCATCTTTCAGCGTCAATGCTGTCAGATTCATAAATTCGTCAATCGTTTCCGGCAGTGTCTCCTTTTTGCTTTCGTCGAATGCCTCGTATTTGATTTCCAATGGATTGCGACCGCGCGTCAGACCAAGAAACCAACGAACGCCCTTTCCCGTTCTCTTCTCGTTCAGCTTTGCCTCTTTCTTCTCCATTTCCTTCGCCCGCGCTTCGAGCGCCGCCTTGTTCTGTTCCTTCTCCGTCTGTTCGACTACTTGTGTCATAACCCTAACCTCACAATCAGTCGGTTGAGCTGATTCCCTACCGACAACTACATCTTACCATACCGCTAGAGATTTGTCAAGTTCATTCGTCTTAAATTAATTATTACATTTTGGTGTTTCGAGATTTTGACGCTGTCGGTCGTTGTCGAACGTTGTCGCACGATGCGGAAGATTTACCACCCCTTATTGCAGGCCGCTCGCTTCGCTAAGTCGCTCGCTCGCAACAAGTTAGGTCGGTTTTCGGCCGTTTTGCGTGGCTCAGTGGTCAAGGCAGCCCCCCACCCTATATCCCCCCCTTTCTCCCCCTATTTATTTTTATATATTTTTTTATATATTATTATATATATTAAAAGAATAGAAAGGGGTGTCCACTTCCGAGGACACTTGACATGCCGGGGGCAAACGTGCTATACTCTGCTAGTCAGAATGTCGCAGATGCGAAATGCTCGCAAGTCGTTGGTTCTAAAGGGGTTAGGGGTTCCGGGCAATCTGCGACAACGGTCTGCACACAACGACAACGGGCGCCAACTAACAGCAGGAAACAATCATGCTTGACACTGAATTAACGAAACAAATATTAGACAATATCAAGTCTCAAGGTGCGACTACTAATAATATTCGCATCAATATAAACCTCGCAGACGTCGTTTCATATTCTTCAGGTTCACCCCGCATTCAAAAGACATTTAGCCGCAAAGCCGTTTTGATAGTCTCCCGCCCAAAAAACCTAGAAACAATTAATCAATTGGAAATTCGTTGCGCTCTATGCAAAAAGCCAATTAGTTATCCAGCATGGTATTATCACATCAAATACGCAGTGAATGAATTGCATTACTTTCTTTGCTTCGATAGTGAATCTTCAAACAAACCTTCAGCTAAATGTTACCGAAAGGATGTGTAGAATGATGTTTTTATTTTGTGATAATTGTAAATGTCCACAAGACCACATTTGGTCCGTAAGATTTGGAACATGGATTTGTGCTATTTGTAAGTATCCACATATTGCAGGAACTAAAGCAAAGGAAATAAGAAAGGATGTGTAGAATGACTAGAAAACATAGAGAGCAATACCAACCGAGATATCGCGTATTCATTTATCGTCCACACCATAGCGGAATTGGTTCAACATTTGTTAAAGAAGTTTCAGTTACAGAAAAACCTTCATTTGATAATTGTGATTTTTTCGATGAAACTAACAGAGTTTGGGCAAGATGGGAACATAGAAAGGATGTGTAGAATGGGAAAGCTATTTGATTGGAGAATATTCAACTGGGGTAAATATCGTGAAGAAGATTATGAAGGTTCAAACGAAACTTTCGCTACAACCTATTTCTTCAGGATATTAATAGGTCGTTATTCAACAGGATGGGAGTTTACCATTTATGACAAATAATCATCTATGTTGCTTGTGTCTAAAGTTCATAGATGAAACACCTAAATACGTGTTATCAGCTAAAGATAGAAACGGAGTCGATTACTTCAAACGAATTCACAAAGGTTGTCTCACAAGATTTATGGAAGAGTTGACTCCAATTCAATTCGATGAAGTTTGTAAAATGAATAAGTATTTGGAGAATTAACAATTATGAGTAAATATTGCGTTGAATGTTTAACAGAACATCCCGAGCCGGATTGGCCTTGGGAGAAATTCAATAAACCGGTCTACTGGTCGTTACCGAATGACGGCGCCAAGATTAAATGTCGGGACTGCGATGAGAATCTTAATTGCAGCGACGTTTATCTCACACAAATACCTTGCGGACATAGGTTAGTTGTCTGCAAGGAATGCATAGATAAACATTGGTTATCAATAGCTGAATATAAAGGAGTATTTGACAAATGAATTTCTATTACAAATATGAGAAAGTAATCCTACTAATAGCGTATTTGATAGTTACGTTATTAGCCGTATTCCCGTTGTTGCTAATCAAGTAGTCAGTTAATTCAGTAACAAAGGAGAGATGAAATGGCATTTCAGAATAATCCACGTTTGCAGGGAGAACAGGGAGAAGGACAAGTAAAGCGATATGTGCATCAGCCGTTGCATGTAGACCATTTTGGTATCCATGCTGAAATTAAGCCGAATGGACACGTCGTTATTACTGGTCCTGCACAACAAGTAAAAGGAAATAAAGACGAAGTTGAATATGATGAAGTGGAAATTCCAGCTTCATTGATATTCAAGCTTGCTAACTTGTTGAAAGTTACAAGAAGTGTTACATACGCTGATATAGTTCCGGCTGGAACTAAGAGTGAGCCAGAACCCGGTTCAGGTAAGTAAAGTTTTTTATTCGTCGCATCGAATTTGTCCTAATTGTGCTCTCTACACTTACAGAAGGAAAAAGAGAACACAAAAGGGATGGTTTCGGTGCGACGAATGTTTTAGATTGTGGAGATACAATGATAAAGAAAGGAAAGGCAACAGTTCAATACACAAATCATGCAATGAATAAGAATGAACGTTGTGAATTGTGTAGGTATTTTTTACCTGCATTTGAAGATGATTTTAGTAAATGTATGAAGGTACTAGGTTCAATAGCCGCTAACGGCTGGTGCAAGTTGTTTAAAAGGAGTAAGTAAGATGACTTGTCAATGTGAATTTTGTAGACAATGTGCTTATTGTGGACATAAAGCAGATGAACATTTAGCCGGTGATGGACATTGTTTTGAATGTGAATGCATTGGCTTTTGTGAGTCATTAGCTAGTGCATGGAACAATCTTCAGATTCTACATCCACATAAATTCGGTTCACTTCAGGAATTTATTAATAAGTGGACTAGGTGAGTTGGATTTGTCCTAAATGTGGATTGAATAACGTTAATTACAATAAGCTCTGTGCGAATTGGAAATGCAAAGCAGTCGGACAGCCGCAAGGATTCGATGAATTTGACAAGATTTTACAAAGGCAATTCGACAGAGCAATGGGATGGGATTATATGAGTGATTTACCAACTTACAAAGATTTGTTCAATAGTTTCTGTGAGAACCCAAAAGTTCTAGGTATGAATAACCTGGAATTAAGGGCGCATAGAGAAAAACTAATGGCGATATCATTTCAGGCGAGAGCTGAAATAGATGGCGCCAAGCATTTGTTAGATACCACTGAGTTTGATGAAAACACGAAGAAGAGACGAGCGAGAAAGAATGGAGATTTACATAAGAAAGAAATAGGTTTCGAGCGTAGTGTTAATGAAGATACGACTGGCACGAATGCTATTGCTAAAATAAAAGAGCGCCAAGCAAGAATGAGTAAAACAGAAAAGCTTCAGGAAGGATTAAAGAAGCTTTTCATGGATTCTGGTATGTCTGAAGCTGATGCTAAAGCTGAAGCTGAGAGAAGAATGACAGCCGGACACATCCTAGAGAGAGTTAAAGGTGCAGCAGAGAAGATATTAGATAAGCAAGAACCTAATGCACCTATTCAGTCGAGTAACGTTGTTTCGAGAGAAAGCTTACTAGCTCATTTAATGAAAGGTAAAAAATGATTACTAATAAATGGTATGTTGATGAAAATAATTTAAATGAAGTAGTAATTAGGAGATTAGAAGATGATATTTCAATATTGCAGATGTCAAGTGAAAAGCTAAATCGAGAAGAGATGATAGACGTAGCAAAGCAGATAGTTGATGACTGGAATTTTGATTGTGAGGAGTTAGAATAATGGCGCTAACACAGATAATTAGGCAGCAATGTCCAGTCTGTAAGAAAATAGCTATTGAAGAGAGTAGACTACGTGTAGGTAAAACTATTCTTATTCAATTAGCTTGTGGTCATATGATGCGTCAGGAATCTCTAGCATCATCTGACACTGAATATGCTTCAATAGTCTTTACTGATGGTTGTAAGCCTAGACCATATCAGATTGATGCAATGAAATTCGCTGAAGAATCAAATATTCGTTGCATTATTGCTGATGAAGCTGGATTAGGAAAAACAATTGAATCAGCAAGTCTTTTACGTTTGCATCCAGACAAGCTTCTACCTGCAATAATCGTCTGCCCGTCTACCGTCAAATTACAGTGGATGTATGAAATCCACAGAATTTGCTCTGATGGTTCTGGAGCAAAAGACCCAAGATTCCTTACACAAGTCATTTCTTCCGGTAAAGAGAAAGCTTTACCCGGATTCCAAATCTACGTTGTTACCTACGATATGCTTAAGAAGGAAGAAATATTTAAATTACTTCCAGAAAACTACGTAAAAACAATAATTATTGATGAATGCCAGAAGATTAAGAATCATCTATCAGACCGCGCTAAGGCAGTTCAGAGAATTGGAAAGAGCACACCACATATCATTGCCATGTCAGGTACTCCGATTAAGAACAATGCAGGAGAGTATTTCACTGTTCTTAATCTAGTCAAGCCGATGATGTTTCCACATTATCAGCGTTACATCGACACATATTGTGACGCATACCATAACGGATGGGCATTGAAAGTAGGTGGATTAAAAGACGCTGAAAGATTCCATGAAGACACTAAAGACATCATTATTCGCCGTACCAAGTCCGAGGTTTTAAAGGACTTGCCTTCTCTCGATAGGAAATTTCATCATGTTGAGTTAGATAGAAAACTCAACAAGGTATATGATGAAGCAATGAAAGAACTAGATGACATAATGTATGGTGATGACAATGAATTTCAGAAAATGGGGAGTATCATTGCCATATATTCTAGGTTAAGACATATTACAGGTATCAGCAAAGTAACAGATTGTGTTGATTTCGTTACTACACATCTATTGAGTACTGGTAGAAAGATTGTAGTCTTTGTGCATCATCAGGATGTAGCCGGAATGCTCGAAGCACAACTTAATGCTGTGATGGGTGCAGAAGAAATAGGCGGTAGATGTCTAACTCTATCAGCCGCATTAGACGGACTAGGTAGAGCAAACGTAGTTGCTAAGTTTAAAGAAGATGAATCTAGCAGGGTTTTAATTGCTAGTACGTTGGCAGCAGGGGAAGGATTGAATTTACAGTTCTGTTCTGATGCAGTGATTCTAGAACGTCAGTGGAATCCGGCTAATGAAGAACAAGCTGAAGGAAGATTTCATAGATTCGGCCAGCAAAACAACGTAACTATCACATACATGTTAGCTAGTGAAACTATAGATGAATACTTTACTGAATTAGTTGAATCTAAGAGAGCTATTGTTGCTGCGACATTAGACAATAAACAAATTCAGTGGGACCAACAATCACTCATGAAAGAACTAGCAGAAATTCTTCTTCAGAAAGGAAAGAAGCCATGGAGATTATAAAAGATGAGTCTTTTGAGAGAGATATGGTATTACTAGATGCTTTGAGAAAGATTAGTGATAGTCTTGTAGATTCACTAAAAGATATAAGTGAAATTAACAAAAAGAAAGATGAGAGTATTTTGATGATGCTAACTATGATAACAGAATCTATTACAGACCTTCGCTCTCGAATAGAATCGATAGAAAACAAATTTAAGATAGATATACATTGATGACAGATAAGAACGATAGTTTAGACAATGTATACCTTATGCCAGAATATATTAAATGTCCTACTTGTGGATTCAAATATACTCTTTACGACGTGTTGACTGGCCTACTCTTTGATGATAAAATAATATGTGTTAATTGTTCAGGCACAATAACCAAGAATTACGTTGGCAAATTTTTAGGAGTCATCAAAGATGTCAGACCAGAAAGATAAAATAGCATACACATACGCACCGAATTTCGATGCTCCATTCCTAGAAGCAAAAGAAGGAGTAGAGCTGGTACAAAAAATTTTGATTTTACTAGAACCATATAATCCTAATTCTGCTAGAAATGCACTATGTTTAGCATTATCAGCCGTTCATCATATACTTCGTGGAGATAAAGCATTTGGATATAGTTTAACTCAATTAATTGAGATGCATCAGACGTACAAAGAAGGTGTAGACTACGATATTATTCAATTTCCAAAGTTGGGAAGTGAGAATCACTGATGGATTCAATCAACGTCCCAGACTTAGAAGGACCAATGTCTCTATTATGTTGGGTCCAAAGTAAAACGATGGTCCGATGTGATAGAGTCGCTGGGCATGTAGGTCTACATTCATGGGAACATCTTAATTTAGATAAAATTAAAAGAAAATCTGAATGGGCTATTTCTATGGAATGGCAAGTAAATAAAACTGTACCAGGACATAAAACTCAGTATTACATCAACATTAGAGATTTGGGGATAGAATGAGAATTTGTGAAGATTGTCTCGAAGAACTAGATGAATCTGAGTTTGATGAAAATGATACTATTTGTACTTTTTGTAAAGAATGTATCAAAGAAGAATATTATGAATATGACATACTTGAAGAAGAATATTATGAATCTAAAAAAGTAGAAGATGAAGATGAGGACGATAATGGCGACGATTGATAATAAAAAAATAATTGACAATATTATTAAAAATGATGGATATTATGAAGATGACCCTCGCGTCGCAATGATAGTAGAATATGAAAATGTATATGGTAGTATTACATGGGGTGTTACTTGGTCTAATGAACCAAAGCAATATCAGAGAAGATATTTGATTGAAAGCACTTACATTAATAATCCAAAAATTATTTGGGAGGCCAAATGACTGAACTTAAAGAAATTAACTTTGGATTCAACAAGTACTGTGGTCCAGCCGTCCTGAGTGCATTAACAGGAGAGTCAACAGATAGATGTGCAGCCGTCATTAGTGCTATCACAGGACAAAAAGAAATTAAAGCTGTTGATATTCTTTACATAATGAGTGCATTTGGAAAATTAGGATTTCAATACGAAGCTCTTTCACTATTTAGTGGTGGAACACTATATAAAACATTAACTAACTTAGTAAACATAGATGGTTTCTATATTATTTCAGTACCACATCATGTTGTGGCTATTGAAGTTAAAGATAAAAATATTTATTTTGTAGATAATCACACCAAAACTCCTATATCTGCTAATTCATCCGCTAGATTGATGCAAAAAGTATTA